CCGTATTCGCGCGCGATGCGCACGGCGAAGGCCCAGTCGGTCTCCTGATACTGGGTGGCGCGATCGATGGGGATGTTTGCCACCTCGCCCTTGCGCTTCGCGCCAATGCGCTTGGCGATCTCGTCGAGAATCTTGGCGAGCGTGGTGTTCTCATATTTCTTGCCGATGCGGGTGCGCACCGCGCGGGAAATACCGGTCGCCAGCGCCCGGATGCGGATGGTCATGGGCGGCCATTCAACCTCGATCTCGTCCACGTCGAAGGCCCCGCACTTGACGAGCGGCTGCCCGGCGTAGCCGATCTCGGCGGCGATCTCCATGCCCTTGTCGGGGTACCACTCGGCAAGCCAGCGGCTTTTCACGGCGTCGGTCTCGGCCAGCTCCACATCCAGCGCATCCGCCTCACCCGTGAGCCGGTCGGTGTAGGCGACGCGCATGAGATATGGCGTAAGGTCTGCCGTGATGTCGCGCCCGTTGTAGGTGATGCGCACGGCAGGTGTCAGCGCTTCCATGGCGGCAGTCCAGCGGTGGAGACGGCGGCGGGCCGCTCGATCAGCGGCACCGCGATCCTGAGCCCGGCGGGCAGCAGCCCCGAGCGCGGCGCGTGCGGGTTGGCGGCGATCAGGCGCGCGATCTCGCGCACGTCTCGGTAGTAGCGCCAGGCGATGAGGTCCCAGCGCTCGCCGTCGATGGTGGTATGCACGATGGCCTGCGTCATACCCAAACCTCCTCGACAGGCAGACGGCTCGCGGCGGTTGCCGCGATGCGGCCCACCGACTCGCGCACACCTTCGAGCGCCTGCGCTCCTGCGCGCACGCTCCACAGGGCCGACGAAACGCCAGAGAGCCCACTACCGAGCGCGATAGCCGCCACATCGAAGGTATTGCGCGCCGACTGAAAGGCCGATAGCGCCTGCACAGCATCGGCGGCGATCGCAGCGACGCCGCGCAGCGCATCGAAGCCTTCGACGGGGATCGTCGCGCCGAAGGCGGACACGGCGTTGGTCAGCCCAGGCAGCGCCAGCAGCGCGGAGGCCGGGTGGCTCTGCGCCAGCGCCGCAAAGCTCGCCACATCCGCCGCGAGCTCAATCCCGCGCGCGATGGCCGAGAGTCCATCGGCGGCCATCTGCGCGATGCCGCCTGGACTAATCAAGGGCGCATCCTCGATCATGGCGAAGTCATCCACTGTCGCGACTTCGATCGGGATGCGGTAGCCGCTCGTCACCACGCCCGGCGGGTTGGGCTGCGCCGGATCGCCAACGTATTCCTTGAGGCTAATGGATAGCTCGAACGCAATGGCCGAGCCGTATCCGTCGGTCTGCGTGGCTGTCACCTCGGCCTCGGTGATCACGAAGACGCCACGGTATTCGCCGGTGCCGAGCACGAAGGCCACCGGCTCCCTGGCGTCCATCTTGTCTTTGATGCGCCGCACCTCATCCGCCGGGTTGCACCACTGCGCATGCAGCCGGGCATCGATCTTCACCTCGTCGGGCCGGTGGCCGGTGTATTGCAAGAGGCTTTTGCGCCCGATCAGCCCTTGCTCGGCATACTCCGCGCCGTAGCGCATGGATAGGCCGTCGAGCCAGGTGATGATCTCAAGTTCGGTGTCGTTGAGCACGGCATAGAGGCTCATGCGGTCGCCTCCCAACCGACACGGCGGCGCTCGGCGTCATAGCGGCGCATGAAGCGCTCAAACTCGACAAAGCTCAACTTCTCAGCCTGTGTCACCTGCGCACGCACGACCTCGGGGCTGGCTGCGCCGTTGACCGTGATTTGTGGCGCGAAGGTGATGTGCATCGCGCCTACCGTCCCGTCAGCGCCGACTTTGGGCACGACGCGCGGCGGCTCGACAGTGGGAAGCGCGGCAGGCTGGATCGACGGCATCACCACCGGCTCGACAACTTGCCGTAGGATGCGCGCGGCATCTGGCGTGGCCTGCATGACGGGCGCGGCCAGCGCGGGCGGTGCGAGCGCAATCGTCGCCGCACCGGCCATCGCAGCGGCGGCTTTCTGAACTTCGCCCAGGCTGGCACGCATTCCATGCGACAAGCCTTCACCTAGGAAACCGCCCAGTTCGGCAAAAACACGCGATGGCGAGCGGATGCCGAGCAGGTTTTTAAGGCCATCGCGCACCGTCGCACCCAGGTTCATGACCGCATCTTTTGCCGCCGAAAGCTTGGCCTGGATGCCGTCGATCAGGCCCGCGACGATCTGCTGGCCGATCTTGAGCATTTCGATGGGCAGTGCGATGAGCTTGCCGGGCAGCGACAGCACGGTCTTGACCATCGCGGCGATATACAGGCCGACTTTTTCGCCGAAGGATTGCACCGCGCCGCCCGCATCGTCCATCGGCTTGATGAGGTCGCCCAGCCAGCCTATGACGGACTTGATCTTGCCGCCGAGCCAGCCCAGCGCGTCGATCAGTGGGCGCAGCGCATTGAGCAGCGGGCGCAGCAGCGGCATGGCAGGCTCAAATGCGTGCTTGATGTCGTTCGCGATCATGCTGAAGCCTTTGGACAGCCCGCTCCACAGCCCCTTGAAGAAGCCGGAAATCGGCCCCCAGAATTTGTAGATCAGCAGCGCGGCTGCGGTCAGCGCGAGGCCGATGGGGTTGAGCATCACCGCGCGCCCCAGCCACAGCACGGCGCGGCCTGCCGAAAGCAGCGCCGCCTTGAGCGTGCCGCCCAAGGCGAGAGCCGTCGCCTTGGCCTGCGCGGTGATCATGCCAAGATGCCCACCCAGCGCCTTCATCGGCGCGCCGGAGGTAGCGATTTCGCGCGCGACGGTCAGGAACGCGCCGCCCGCTGCCAGCGCGCGGTTGATGCCAAGCCAGCGCGCCATCGTCATCAGCGGCCCGACAGCCTTCATCGCCGTGCCCGCCATCAGCGCCAGCGAACCGCCCGCGAACACCAGCGCGCCGCCGAAAGCGAGCGTGATGCCGACCATTTTGCCGATCAAGGGATAGCGTTCGATCAGTTTGCCAAGCCATTCTGATAAGTCGTTGAAGGCGTTCAGAATCTGCTTTAGCTCGGGCGCGATCAGCCCGCCTAGAAGCGCCTTCACGTTCGTCCATGTGCCGGAGGCCGCATCCCACACATTCTTCAGGGAGCCCAATTGCTCCTCGACCTTGGTATTCAGATCGGCCTGTGCGGCCATCTGGTCGGCGATCTGCTGATAGCCAGCAAGCCCCTTCTCGATCATCGTCGCGGCCATCTGCGCATCCTGACCGCCGCCGAAGATTTTCTGCAGCAAATCAAAGCGCATCTGCGCCGGCAGCGCCTTGAGCTTCTCAAGCTCTGCCACCAGTTGCCGCGGCCCTTTCAGCTTGCCGGTCTGCCGATCGATGATGTCGAGCGTGATGCCGTAGTGACGCAGTATCTCGCGCGCATCATTCATGTGCTTGCTGGTGTCATAGACCAGCTTTTGCAGGCCGGTAAGCACGGCGGCAAAGCCCGTGCCGACGGTCTCACCGGAAAGCCCGGTGCGGATCAGCAGCGCGTAGAGCGGCGCGAGTTCGCGGCTTGCCTCCAGCCCCTGCACGCCCATCTCTTTCAGCTTGCCTGCGGCGCGCGCGAAGGCGTATTCCATCTCTCCGGTCTGCACGCCCAGGTTGCGAGTGCGCGCGATCACGTCGAGGAAGGTCAACATATCCTTTTCGGCAACCCCGGAGGCTTCGGCAAGCCGCGCGGAAAAGCGCGCCGCCTCTTCATAAGGCATCCTGAGCGCCACGCCCAGATAGGCCGCCGACTTGCCCAGGCCGCCGAGGATGGCCTGGTCGGTCACGCCCATCTCCTTGAGCGTGCTCATCATGTTCTGGAAGTCCTTGGTCGTGCCTGGCAGCTTGTTGCCAAGCTCGGTCGCCAGATCGCTCACCTCCTGGAAGGTGGGCGGCACCTGACCGGCGGCGTCCATCATCACGGTCTTGAGCCGGATGGCGGCGTCCTCGGCATCGGCGAATGCAGTCACCGGCCCGCGCATCATGTCCATCATCGCGCGGCCCGCGATGCGCCCCGCCTCGCCCATCGCGATCAGCTTGGTCGATGTCTGCTGCAAGACCTCGCCAAAGCGCGACAGCGGCCCGCTGGCGAGGTCTTTCAGCGTAAGCAGAATCGAGAGTTGCGCGGCGGGAGTCATCGGGCTATAGTCATTCCATGCAAAGCGTCTTGCTCGTCTTGCTCATCGCCGCCTGCGTGTGGCTCGCATTCGCCGAGTCCATCGTCTCGGCGCTGGTCTTCTTCGTCTTCGGCCTCGTCGTCATCGGCGGGCTTGGCTTCATGCTCAGCCTCGGCGAGGCGGTCGGCGGTCGCATCGACCAGTTCATTCGCCGCTACGGTCGGCGGCGTTGATCCGGTTCCAGTAGTCGACCGCCTCGCGGCACCAGTCGGCAAGTTCCGTAATCGGCATTGCCATGATCTCGCCATAACCCCAGCCGGTCACATGGGCCAGGTGGATCAGCCCTGCCCGGTCGGGGAGAGGACGTTTCCCAGCAGCTTGTTCACCTCGCCTACCGCGCGCATCACGTCGGCAAGCGGCCAGTCGAGGAAGTCGTCGTAGAGCACAGGCTTGCCATCGACGCGCACCAGGCGCGCCGCCAGCGCCAGCGCAAGCTGGTTCGGATCGCCGCCGCTGATGCGCTGCGCCTCGATCAGGTCGCGCCCCGTGCCCTCGGCGAGCGTGAATTCAAGTGTCTTCATTCCTTTAGCCTCCCAGCACTTGGCGCGTGATCGCGGCGGCTGCCGTCTTGATCGCCTCGACGGTCAACGCCAGCCCGGCATCGCGCACGCGCGCCTTGATGCGGTTCCACAAGGTCTGATTGCGCAGCGCGGTCAGCAGCTCATGCCCGGCAAAGGTCAGCCGCTCGCCCCAGCACAGCGGCTCGGCCCCCAGCGCGCGCTGGCAGTGCGCGTGGATCAGTCCGGCTTCGCCCAGCAGCGCGATGTGATACGACACCACCTGCCAGGCCCAGCCCGGCACATCGCCGGGCATGAGCCGCCCATCCTGTTCGGGCAGGTCCTCCAGCGCCGTCAGGATGGCGCGTACGCATTCCCAATCGAGGCGCATGTCAGCCCCCGATGTTGGCGTTGTACTGATCGAGCAGCGAGACGCCCCCGGCCCTGTAAATATTCTCCAGCACGTCGATCTCGGTCACATCCTGGCCATCGACGGTGAGCTTCATGTAATAGGCGACGAATTCCGTCTCGAGCTCCACGTTCTCATGCTGCTTGTAGGTTCCGCCCGGCAGGCTCTTGAAGACCACCGAGAGGATCGCCACGATGGGCGCTTCGCGGTTGACCGAGCCACCGATGAGGATGGGCATCGAGCCGCGCACCTGCAACTGCACCGCCTTGAAGGGATTGGCGACTTTTTTCAGCACGTCGGCGTAGAAACTCGCCCACTTGATCTTGCCTTCCAGCTTCTCGAAGCCCGCGAACGCCTCGATGGTGCCGACCATGCCCAGCGCCTTGTGCTCGACCATCTTGGCCTTGATCTGCGGCAGCTGCACCTCCTCGGCGCGGCCAAGCAGCGATTGCCCGTCGAGATAGACGTTGGCGTTGGTGATGCGGTGGATTTCGATTTTCGCCATGATCTACTCCTTATTGCTGGCCGCCCAAGCCGCGCAGCAGATTGATGTCGATGAAGGATTCGAAGCTGATCCGCTCCGCCGGGGTCGGCGGCATGAAGGTCAGGTCGAAGGTCAGATGCCCGGCGGCGATCTCGGTGGGCGGGTTCTTCGCCGGGTCATAGGTGCAGCTGCCATCGATCAGCGCCCCGCGCCCGACCAGCGTGCGGATAAACGCATTGACCGATCCGCGGATGTCATCGATCAGCGCGTCATTGATCGGGCGGTCGATGAATTGCAGCATCGCGTATTCGACCGACTCGTGCAGCACGTCGGCGGTGCGCCGGACGTTGATGAAGTTCTTCGGGTGCGAGACGGACGGCCAGGCCGCGCTGCGGTTGCCCCAGACGCGGTAGCCGGTGCCGAAAGAATTGAACACCGTCACGATGCCCGCCTCGTTGAGCGCGTTGGCCTCGCTGTTGGAGTCGTTCACGCGCGCGGTGATGGGCCGCTCCACCCCCACGATGCCGGAAATCTCATGGTTCGACGGGCTCCACCAGTAGCCCTGCTCCATGTCGGTCTTGCACATCACGCCCGCCAGCCGCGCGGAGAAAGGCTCCAGCCGCTCGCTGTTGGTGCGCGGGTCATACACCTTCAGGTGCGGATAGCACAGCACCGCGCGCGGGTTGGACGTGTTGAAGTTGATCGTGCCCGAGGTGCCGCGGCCAGCGATGGCCTGCTGCACGGTCAGGCCCGCCGGTGCGTCGATCAGCGCTACCGCGCGCAGCTTGTCGGCCATGGCGATCAGCTCGGTGGTCACCGCGTTCAAGGTGGCATAGCCCGGCGCGATCAAAATCTTGGCGTTGAAACCAAACAGGCTGTAGGTGTCATCGAGCGCCTTGATACCCGTGCGCTGGCCGCCCGCCGTCACCGTGCCGATGATGTGGCTCGCGGCGATCGGCGTCTTGCCCGATTCACCGGTGACGGTGTGGATGGCGGGGTCGAACACATTGACCACGATCACCGTGCCCGCGCCGTGGTCGAAGATCGCATCGAGCGCCTGCGGGATGCTGTGCCCGGCGACATTGGTGCTCGTGATGGAGCCGAACTGGGCGGCATCCTTTTCCGACAGCACGATGGTCGGGGTGTTGATCGGGCCGGTCGGCGCGGTGCCGACAAGGCCCACGACGGCGGTCTTGACCTGGCGGATCGGGCGCGGGCCTTTGTCGATCTCGATGGTCTCGACGCCGTGCAAAAAGCTGGCGGGCATGGTTCAGTCTCCTTTCTTGGGCTTGGGTTGGACAGGCTGCGGCACATCGACCAGGCGTCCCAGCGCCTTGAGCGTCTCCACCACGTCGCAGTCGGGCAGCTCGACCGCTGCGCCGGGAGTCAAGATCACGTCACGTCCGTCGGCGAGCGTAAAGCTCGTCAGCGGGCCTTGGTAAGTGTAAATTGCCATGTCATGTCTCCTCGAAAGTCACGCGGGTCAGCAGCGGCCCGCCGTCATAGTCCAGATCAGGCGCAAGCGGCGCGAGCGTCTGCCAGCGCGTCATCAGCACCCAGGTGTCGGCTTCGCCATCCATCAGCCGGGCCGATAGCAGCTTGAGCGGCGTGCAGCCGGGCGCGGGCTTGAACGAGTGCAACGCGCGGCGCGCGGCATCGAACAAGTCCCACACCCCCGCGCCATCGCGCAAACTGCGGGCAAACAGCGCCGCCTCGATGGTCACTGCCGCCCCCTGCACGGATGCGCCCACATCCTCCACGCCACCGGCCGATAGTTCGGTGAGCGCCACCACCGCCGCCCCTTTGGCGTGAGCAAAGCGGTAGCCCCGGCTGGGCAGAGGATCGACCGGCAAGGGTGCTAAAGCCGTCTTGAGCCGATCGACGATGGCGGTTTCGATCGCGAGCATCATCAGTAGCCACCCGTCGCATCACGTCCCATGACGCGCGGGCTGCCCACGCTCGCCGCAGCGAGGCTCGGCTGCGGCTGCTGCGGATCGGGCAGGTTGGCAGGCAGCCCCAGCGCCACCACACCCTTGCTGATGCTCTCCAGCAGCCGCCGCGCATCCTCGTAGCGGCGGCGCGCATCCTCGATGTCCCCCATGCGGCGCAGTGACAGCAGCCGGTAGATCGCGATGTCGCATGCAATGCGCGCAAGGAGCGGCGGCACGGTCGGCAGCGGCAGCTGGTAGCGCGCGGCGAGATAGCCGTCGATCTCAAAACTTGCGTCATCGAGCGCCTGCGCGATCTGCGGATCGTCGCCGAAGCCGTCGCGGTCGCGGTCGGTCAGCTCGATGAGACGATCCGCGCCGTGGCGCAGCGCAAGACCGGCAGGCGTGGCGTAGGGCATAGCTCAGTCCTGCTCGATGTGCAGCAATGGATCGGCCTTGAGCACCTCGGCCTGTTCCTGGGTCACCTCGACCAACACCGGCTCGCGCCCGAAGGGGCCAAAGCCCGCGCGGTAGCGCGTCATCTCGCCGTGCGCTGGCGCGGTGCGCACCAGCAGGCGGACGGTAGTGGGTTGATCGCTGGTTTTTTCCTTTGCCACGGTATCTACTCCTATCCAAGTATTTCCGCCTTGCGCGCCGCCGTGATCACGCCTTTGCTCACCAGATAGTCCAGACCAGCGGCCACCGTCGGCGAATCCAGGTCGATCTCCAGGCTGGTGGACAGCTTCAGCAGGATGGCCTGCGCGTTGGGGTCGCCACCGAAGGCCAGCGCGGCAAACGCGGCCTGCTCGGCGGGCGTGAAGCGGTCGCGGAACTCTCCAGGCGTGATCGTCCTGACGACCGGCGCTGGAGGTGCGGCCAGGTGCGCTGGCACGTCGTCGCCCGGCTCGTACACGACCGCCTGTCCGTCCGCCGTGACCTCGACCGCCACGGCGTTCAGGTCGCTGGGGATGGGCAATGGCACCGTGCGCATGTCACACCCCAGCAAACGCTTTCAGGTACAGCTTGAGCGACGTCTGCGGCGTGCTGCCGTTCACGTATCGCAGACGAACATAGCGGCCAAGTGGCCTGCCCTGGCTATACATGGCATATCCTGAGCTACCGTTCCCTGCCCCACCATTCGTTCCTGCGGCATTGTGCGCGGCATACCAGTTCAAACCGTCCGCCGACACCTCGATGGCAAAATACTCACCGGAGCTGGCGACCCCTAGCTTTAGGGCCAGAAACAGCGTGTGCTGATGCTCTGTCGCGTCCAGATCGATGACAGTGGGTATGACAGTTGCGTTTGCCGCAACCGCGCCGATGTCGTGGTACATCTCGATCGGCGGCGCAAGCGCCACGCGCAGCAGCCCGCCATTGCTACAGAGCAGATTGCGCACATCGCCGCTATTGGTGAGCGCGAGCATGCTCATATCACACCAGCCACGGCGAGACGATCAGATCGACCACGCCAAAGTTTGGGTTGGACGCGCCATTGGCGAGCCGCTCGTTCTTGACGATCTCGATGGCGTTGGCGCGCAGGGTCGGCGGCACCACCAGCACGGTGGGCTTGATGCCGAGCGGCCGTCCGCCGTCGGCCTTCATGCTCATCATCGCGCTCATCGCCGCGTTGAAGTTGGTCGCATCCAGCGTCGCTTGCGACTTGTAGGCCATCTGCCAGAAGCCTAAGCCCGCGTTGCAGCGGTAGCGGATGCCGTAGCGGTATTCGTCGCGCATGAACACGCCTTCATCCTGGGTGGAGGTGAGCGCCTCCAGTTCCGGCTGCGTGCGTTCCTGGAAGATCAGCGGCTTGAGCGCGCGGCTGGTATCGAGCAGATACCAAGGGGCACCAGTGCCAGCCTGAACGTTGGACACCTGCACCGCCGTGCCAGTGCCGTCCACGTTGGGATAGACCGGGTGGTCGGTGTCGAAGAAGTATTGACCGTCGTAGCAGTTGGTGGTGTGCGCGTTCTTGAGCAGGCCGAACACCAACTGATCCGGGTGGGTCGCAGCCGCGCGGCCCATCTCGGCAAACAGCGGGGTGTAGACGCCCACGTTGTCGTCCTCGATGTCGGTGCGGCGCACCGCGACCGTGCCCTCGTAGAGCTTGTTCTGCACCTGGTAGGCTTGCGCGGCCATGTCTTTGAGCACGCGGTCGCCCACCCACTCACGTAGAGTCGGGAACTGGTTGAGCCAGCCGTAGGTGTTGCTGGCGGAACTCGACGGTACGCGGGTAGCAACCTTGGCCCAATCGGTGGGCGTTTCGGTCAGCGCGTCCTGGAAGGCTTTCGAAAAGCCCGTGCGCAGGCTGGCGATGAGGGCGGGGGTGATGATGGCCATGTCTTACTCCTTGGTGGTGGATTGTTTGGCTTGGGCGAACGCCTCTTCGGTCATGCCGAGTAGCCTGGCGGCGAGGCGGTCTTCGTCGGTGAGCACCACGCCGTGCGCGGATTCGGTGCGACGATGCGCGCCCTCCGCCACGATCTCCGGCGCAGCAGCGACGAAGGCTTTGAAGCCTTCCAGGTCGCGGCTGGCGTAGGCCAGCGCCCAGTCTTTCATGCCGGGGCTGACCTTGCGCGCGCTCATGGCGGCTTCCACCGCAGCCTCGGCCTCACGTCGGGCGATCTCGGCCTGAAGCGCGGCGAGCTGGTCGGCCACCTGCTTGTGCAGGGTGATGGGCACATACTGCGCCGGATCGGGCTGGCGGGCATGAGCCGCCTCGATCTCCTCGATCTTGTCGATCAGGCGCTGGCAGGCGGCGGCCGCCTCGTCTTCGGTGCAGTCGGCAGGCACGCCCAGCAGGGCGGCAAGCTTCTCGGGTAGGGTCATGGTGTGGCTCTCCTTTCGTGAGGCTGCGGCTTGCAGATACAAGTTGGGGTTATGCGTCAGTCCCGCGCCGGAAAGCGCCACCACCCGGCCATCCTTGGCCTGGTAGCGGAACACCGGCGAGAGGTAGCGGTATTCCCTATGGACGAGCAGCTCGGCGGCGCGCGGCGTCCATTCCACCCGCGCCCAGATGCCATCCTCGCGTGCCTGTAGCTCCTTGATCCACCCGGCGGCGGGCACGGGACCGGCCTTTTCCTCCGCGGTGAGTGACTGGTGGTCGTAGTCGATAGGCAAATCCGCCCCGTGGGCGGCGAAGGCATCCAGCACCGCCTTGGCATCCAGCGTGAATGGCCCGCGCCCGTCGCGCCCGGAGAAAGTCCCCGCCGGAATGAGGTGCACCCACTCCGGCGGGGTAAAGGACGCCTCGTTGGCGTCGGCAGGAGGAAGAGGCAGAGAAATGGCGTGGCGCGCGAGCTTCAGCCCGGCGGCGTGAGCGGCGGTAAGAGCGGGATGGCCGTAGGTCATGCCGCGCAGTGTGCGCGGATTCCGGCCTGTGGATAACTAACGCGGGTTATAAGTTGAGAGGGGGCAACCCCCCGGTCCGGGACCTTCCTGGCCGACCGTGGGTCGGGAGGCTGGGTTGGACATGCCTCTGGATCGAACGAGAACCGTTATAGCCGATTACAGTGGAGATGGGGTAATAGGGTGATAGCCACCCGGCAAAAAAATCGCTCTACGGGCCGATCTTGCGCATCCCGGTTTGCCCCCCCTCCCGGCGGGAGAGAGGGGGGGCGGCGGGTCAGGTCAGGGTGGGATCGAAGCGGGCGGCGGCGCGGGCCGTGGCGATGCGCTCATGGATCATCGCGCAGAAAGCCGCGAGCTCCTCCGGC